TTATATATAAACTTTTGTATTTCTTACATTTCTCACAATATTCTTCACACTTCTTACATGATTTCTTACAACAATTCATTTTATAATATACTTTAGAAAATTATTTATGCGAAATAAGAATTAAAAACTCCATCTTCAATTGTAGCAACCTTGAGTAATTCTAGATATACACGGAGAGTAAAAGTTTCTGCTGGTAATCCACCAGCTTTAAAAACTAAATCCATACCCTTATTATTTACACGCTGACCTTTATTAGGTCTAATAGCAGTCCATCTCATAACACCTCCAATACCAGAAACATCGCTACTTTGAGTATGTCCCTCTAAACTTTCTTGCGTTAATGCGGAAGTGGGAGTTGCTTGATATTCATCTCTAGTTACCATAGGAACTTTACCTTCTGCCGATTGAGTAGTGTGGAAAAGTAATGCAGTATTATCACGATCAGTATTAAACTCAAATAAATCATTGTATAAGAGATTTACTGCTAGAGATTGACCAGATGGAACACCTTTAGCTACGATACCATTACATAAAGAAACTGGTGTAAAGTTCTTGTTCTCTTGAAGACCAAAAATAACCTTTGATACAAGACGACCATTACCTCCAATTGGGAATGTTAGATTACTAAAAGCAGCGTTACCACCAGTCCTTTTAGCAAGGCGATAATCTACATATTGGAATGTAAGTTTAGGATTCTGCTGGGCATATTGCTCCATAATCCCACCTTCATAAGTAATACTATCATAAATAAGTTTAACTTCATCTCTATTCACATCATAAGATACTTGTGTATTTGCTGGTGTAGCACCTTCAGCAGCACTAATACACATGCGACGAGATAATCCAGCAGCAGCAAGAGAAGTAGTTGGTTCTACAAATGTAATATCGATATGAACTTCTTCACTTAACATAAACATCGGGAGCTGATTATACTTAAGGAATGGGAACAAATCACTTAAATAAACTGAATATACTGGAGCATCTGCTATATCTTGTGCTGAACCCGCACCATGAACCATAAATGGTAATAGATTAAATACACCAGCTCCACCTCCCGCTGGTACAATTGGATTACGACCAATATCTAGACCAATCGTTTTAGCAGAGTTAGGAGGTTTATCAGTAGTATTAGCTACACGATCATCATAAACGGGTTGATGACTAATACACCTCTGCGATAAGAATTGTTCTCTTTCTTTATTATCTTCATTGGAAATAAACATAGATTGATACTGATGGAAATGAGAATAATCATCTATTTCACATACAGTTTTATTACCAATAGAAAGACGAGCAGATTGCACAAGATTAGAAATACCAATATTTACTGGATAATAAGCCGTATTTGTAGTTTTTGGAGTTACAGCAAGAGTAACTTTAGAATTAGAATGAAGAAAACCAGCTACACGCTGAAGAGTAAATCTACATCTATTTTGATTGAATGTAACTGGATCAATTACATCAGTATGAAGCATTTGTCCATATTCACTTGGAATTGCACCAATTTTAATCAGTGACGGAATCTTATCAGTTGATACATCACTTTTATCAGCCATATCGTCCATAGAACTCATTTTATATTATTAAATATATAAAAAGTTAAAAAAAATAAAATTAAAAAAATAATTACATAGAAAATATTTACTCTAATTTATTACTTGCACGCCCATTTGTGAGTCCCATGCTACAACTACTTTAGATTTAATAAATAGATATGCCGAAATTGGATTGCCGTCTGCTAATTGAGTAGTCATTTGAATAGAGAACTGGGATCTACTGAAATCAACACCTTCACTATCAAGCTGATCATAAAGAACACCAACACCATATAATCCACCAGTATCGGGAATGAACCGATAACCCGTATCCGCATTTTGATTAACTGTGAAATTACGATTAGTATTGAGTGGAGAAGCAGTTGTTCGGGTGTGCATTTTTTCGGGAATAATAGAAGATAAGAAACCTTTAATAATCTGTGAATCAACAACTGGAGTTTCATTAGTAGCACTACGAACACTTTCTACTTCAAAAGATGAGGGAAAACGCTCACCATTACGGAGGAAAGAAATAGTTTCAACATTAGCAACTCCACCATCACCAGTCCCAGCAGCATTAGGAGCAAGAGAAGGCATGTATGTTAAATATCCATCTTGAGCTAAATTGTTAACAAATGAAGAAGGCACAAAATTAACAAAAGTTGCAAGAACCTTACTTAATCCAAGATTGAAGTTAATTATTGAATTTGTAGTTTCAAGTGTGGAGAAATATGATGTAATCGAATTGAATGATAATAGACCTTTATCGGGAGAAGATTCTCCATAAGATACTTCACATGCTACTTCTAATCCACTTAATTCATAGAAAGCATTAGCAATATTAGTAGTTGTACCATCACTAGAATAGAAAAACTGACTATCGTGAGCAAGGTGGATTTCTATTTCTAGAGGAACTTTATCAAGTGGAAGCATAGATTCACCAAGGGTTAAACCGCTTGGAAGAGGAATACAGAAATCATTTGGAGTTGTAACACCATCAGCAGACCTACGGATAACTGAATCACGGAAAGATTGATAATTAGGATAAATTAAAGCAGTTTCACTCAAATGACCAGCTACATCTTGCATACCAGCCATAACTGGAAGATATGAACTCATGAAACGACCATAATGTCTAATATGTTCTATTACTTGTTTAGTTTCAGCATGTCTAAAAACTAACTGATCAATAACACCATAAATACCTAATTTATGAGATGCCCTTAATTCTACAGCAGCAGCATCAGTAGGAGGTAGTGAACCAGCAGCATCACGCCACACATTTAACTTACCAGCAAGACGGAGAGATGATAAATCAAGCATACCATCTTGGCGACCTAAAGTAATCGTGAGGATAGGATTACCACGAGCAAATGAAACTTTACCGCTAGAGGGAACATTATTCGGTTGAATAGATAGATACTTTTTAGAAACACTCATTTTATATTATTATATATAAAATAATTTTAAAATAAAAAAATAAAAAAGATACATAGAAAATATTTATAGAGTAACCATAACGCTGTCCCCTTTGATTGATATGCGTCTCAAGTGGAACATGAAACAGAAGAGAAGCTTGTTTCTAGTTGGTGGTCTATCTACTCCAGCAACATCAGTTTCATTATAGAATAATTGAAGCTGATTTGATTTATTATTCAAATTTGCTACTCCATCATTAAGAGCATAAGCACGACCAATCAAGAAATTACGATTGTAATCTACAAATGATCGTGGAACAATACCCGCTTGATTTAGTGCTTTTTCTAATTCTATAAGTGGCTGTGCTGCTATAGAAGTCCCCTTATTAATTTTAGATACTACTATAGGTCTTGATGGAACAAGTTTATCATCTACTACCATTTGATAAGATGTAAGTTGGTCAATAATACCTACTTGACCACTACGAATACTATGAAGCACTCCATCCATACCTTCAGCTTCTTCTTCATATGTTGAGCTAGTCCCAGCAATTAAATCAGCACTATTCAATACATTAGCATCAGTAGGCATACATATCATAGATTTAACCCTTGTATTAGATACACCAAGATTCACTGTTGCATTGCGATTAGTTGATAATAGAGAATGTTTGTAATTGGTAACACTTGGAATATCAATCTCAATTGATCCACCATCTCTCATCTTCTTCATCATACCAGCTTCATATCGAGGATCTACACCAACTTTAGCACAAACAATTTCAAGATTAGAAAACTCACATGAAGCAGCATAAGAAGTTTTAGCTGCGATAAGTTGAGAACCATCAGCAATAGCAGTTCTGCGTTGATCTACAGCAGCTGAGAATACAATGAAATTATTTGAGGTTGCTTCTAATCCAGTCCCACCATCGCTATTTTGAAACTCTTCTAATGTAAGTCTTACATATGTAGCATCTATATCTATATCCTCTATTACTGGATAACCCACAGCACCACTAGAAGTTAATGTTAAATTACACTGCCTATCGGGGTCAGTAGCATCACATATACCTACACGTTCACCCTTCACAAAAGGACAATTTTCAACACTTCTCATATTATTAGATTTAGCAAGGAATATTTCAGTTCTATTAGTAGCATTAGCAATAGTGAGTGCTGCCCCAGCAGCATCTACACCATGAAATACTGGATTCTGTTTCATTCTTCGGTGGCGATTTACACTATCTAACTGCTTGATAAATCTTGCTGGATCTTCTAAATCAACCTCAATAAATAGACCATCAGTCATCATTACGGGGAATATCTTATCACCTCCATCAGCAAAAAGACCAGTGTGGAGTGGTAGAGATAATTTAGCAGTTAAGAAATCATCAGCAGTCCCCCAATCCCGACCAGCGGGAACAGTCCCAACTGGCTTATAGAATGGATTAGTAGATAAATCAATATTATTAGAAACTGATGTACCAAGTGTGCCCCGATTTTCTATAGTTGTAACAAGTGATCCTTCTTTTAATGCCCTCATCTTTCTCATACTTTCATCTTGATTGTATGAATACTGAATTTGGACTTTAGCATTGTAATCACTAATTTCTTCAAGTAAAACTGCCCTTGATCCCGAATAGATTCTAATATTTTTGATACATGATTGACCACCAATAAAAGGATCTAAATGTAGACGAGTAGGTGCTTCACCAGCGGGGACAGCAAGTTTTAAATCAAACTGCAAAAAACTATTTTTACCATCCAAAAACTTTACAGTTGGAGGTATTTCAAAATCTACCCTACGCCCCGACTGACCCGCAACTCCACTATAAGATTGTCCATTTGTGGATGGTACTGAAACTTGGGTTTGTGAAACCTTGATTTTATCATCATTTTTCCAATAAGAACTCATTTTATAATATATAATATAAAATAAATCTTAAAAAATAAATTAAAAAAAAATAAAAAAATTATTGTGTTCGTCCTACAACTTGAGCAACTTGGTCTGCTGCTACTTGTCCTCTCGCTTGTGAAGTAATATCTTTTTCTGCTTTTGATTTTGCTTTTTCACTTGCTTCTTCTTCACCAAATCCTTCAGTAATAGCACCAGCTAAACCAACAGCAGCACCAACACCTTCTAAAATTAATGCTGGTGGAAAAGCAGCACCAAGAACACCAGCAACTTCTAATCCACTACCAACAATATTCATGATATTACCAGCACGAGAGGCACTATTAGAACCAAAAGCATCCCAACCACTTTTACCTTCAATTAATCTCCCCACATCACCAGCAACATCTAAAGCACCACCCAATCCAGCAACACCAGCTTTACCAAACGTCGCTGCTTTACCCGCTATTTTACCAGCAGTTTTTAATCCCGCTTTCTCAATAGCATCTTCTGCTGCTTTTTTTGCTAATGCTTTTCCCGAAGTTTCTATACCTTCTGTGCCTTCTCGTTCAGCAATTCGTGCTGTGGTTTGTTCGGCGGTTTGTTCACCAGTCTGTCCCGCTACATTTGCCGTTATCTCTTCACCTTCTTCTAATGTACTTGCTGCTCCAAGTTCTGGTGCTGCTGGTTCTCTAGCAAATCTTTCTGCTTTACTAACTTTTCTAAAAACACCTTCTTTAGCACCTTTAATAAGTTGATCTGGTCTTATTTCTTTTTTTGCTGCTAATTTACCACCAGCAGTAATCCCACTTAATAGATTTTTTTGTAGTTTAGCTTGTCTATCTTCATCTTCTTCTAAATTAGCTTGGTCTAATTCTTCTGCTAAACCATTATTAAAATCTCGTGTAGCTTCATTAATTTGTCTTGCTGCTTCTGTTTGTGCGTTGGCTTGTGTTATTGATCCCGAGCCCCCGTATAGATCCATATTTATAATATAATATATATTTTATTATTAATTTTTTTTTATTAAAAATAATTTATTTATGTAAATAGTGAAATATCTATTTTTAATAAATTATTATTTCTTCTTGGATCTCCTCCCCAACTATTAACATAATGAAATCTATCACGTCTTTTTTTATTTCTAATTATTTTATTTTCATGATGATATTCTCTTCTTCTCTCTCTTCTTTTTTCTGTTTGATTTCTTTTTCTATCATATTCTTTTAAGTCAAAAGTTAAATCATATTTATTAACACAATCTATTTTATTTATCCAATATTTTTCT